ATTTTGCGGCGTACTAAAATATTTTAAACAATGGATAATCAATCTTTTGACTGGCTGCTTCACGGTTGCCACGTACTATCCGAGATGGCAGTGGCTTATTTTCCCAACTATCAGGATAACTGATACAGACGATACGCTGGCAAATGCCCATACCCTCCTCGACCGATTGGAAAATGAATGTGGTACTGCCGAACATCTCTGTTCCACGTCACAACTCATAGAGGACACTATAAGTTGATAGAGGCCCGCATGGCCAGCAACAAGAACAGTGCTACAGGACTGACTACTGGATTTGCCGACCTTGACCGGGTGACATGCGGCTGGCAACCCGGTGAGGAGATCGTTATTGCCGCCCGTCCTGCGGTAGGTAAAACAGCATTTACACTGCATCTGGTACGTACTGCAGCTTCTGCCGGTTATCATATCGCTGTGTATATTTTCACATATACAATATTTTTCTTGATGAATAACTGACTATTACCATACATTACCGATGGCAGTATGGATTTAGAAGAACACACATTTGCAAGTCATCAAGAAAATCTTGAACCTGCAAGACAAGAAAGGAAGCGAAAATATGATTTGCATAAAATTTAAATAGTCTCTAACCAATAAGTCATCTTTATACAATGACGAGTTGTTTGACAAACTTCGTAGTTAGCAATACCGGAGCAACATTCACAATTACCTATGAATCAATTATTTACAACAACTCATTCATTTAAACAAAAATTGCCTGCTAAAAATTTAGACAAAATTTGGTCAAATATTCCTTTTTATTAATTAAAAAGGCTACAGTTTCACAAACTACTATTGGAATTCGGTCTCTTTTCCATATATTTGCGCCCGCATTTTTGATTTTCGAATGAACCTCCTTATTCAATTTACCAAAACTAGATAAAACGAATGGAAAAAATAAACGCAGTAATTACAGGAGTCGGAGGATATGTACCCGATTACATCTTGACCAATGATGAGATTTCCAAAATGGTAGATACTACCGACGAATGGATTATGGGGCGTATTGGTATTAAGGAAAGACGTATTTTGAAAGAGGAAGGACTGGGAACTTCTTACATAGCTCGTAAAGCTGTCAAACAGTTAATAAAACGCACCCGAACAAATCCGGATGATATTGATCTGATAATTGTAGCTACAACAACCCCTGACTACCGCTTTCCTTCCACGGCTTCTATTTTATGTGAAAGACTGGGACTGAAAAGAGCTTTTGCTTTTGACATGCAAGCTGTTTGCAGCGGTTTTTTATATGCACTGGAGACTGGAGCCAATTTTATCCGTTCTGGAAATTACAAGAAAGTGGTAGTTGTAGGCGCTGAAAAGATGTCGTCAATAATAAATTATGCCGACCGGGCAACTTGTCCGATTTTCGGTGATGGCGGAGCAGCTGTCATGCTTGAACCTACTACTGAAGATTTTGGCATTATGGATGCTGTGTTAAGAACAGATGGTAAAGGATTGCCTTTTTTGCACATTAAAGCGGGTGGCTCTATATGTACTCCTTCTTATTATACATTGGATAATCAAATGCATTATATCTATCAGGAAGGACGTACTGTATTCAAATATGCAGTATCCAACATGGCTGATGCCTGTGAATCTATCATTGCAAGAAACCATCTAAGCAAAGAAAACATCGACTGGGTAATTCCTCATCAGGCTAATCAACGTATTATCACCGCCGTAACACAACGTTTGGAAGTTCCTGTCGAAAAGGTCATGGTCAACATCGAACGATACGGTAACACTAGTGCCGGCACTCTCCCACTCTGCCTCTGGGATTTTGAAGATAAATTCAAAAAAGGAGATAACCTAATTCTTACTGCATTTGGAGCAGGATTTGCATGGGGAGCCATCTATGTGAAATGGGGATATGATGGAAAAAAGAGATAGCGATTATTCGCTATCTTCAAAATAAAAAATCCTCTGATTTTCAGTAAATCAGAGGATTTTTTATTTCCTAATGCGGTGCGTACGGAACTAACACATTTTACTATCATATTGATAATCAATAAAATACTTGTTAAAAATATATTAATGGTATCATATTTATATCATCTCCGCTTATTTTCTTCTATAATTTTATGCAAAGCTTCTATTTGCATCATTGCACCCTCATAAGCCGCTTTATAATTGACATTCGCATCAATATCCGTCTCAATCATATTCCCTTTGCCAGTACAAAGCCACTTCACATTCAATTCCGGGAACTTATCCACAATACGAGCTATTATATCAGTTCCAATAGCCCCCTTCCCGTTCCTTATGGAATTATAAATGTATCTATTTGATAATTCACAATAAGCCTCAAACGAGTTCTCACCTTTGACAACTCCCTTATCACGTGCATACCTTGCAAATTTTCGTAATCTGTCAATAGCCCTTTCTTCCATATCAAATAATCTTTTGACTTATTATGCGTAATGCTTGCCACATCCCCCTTATTTCTCTTCTCTCGACATCTAACTGGCCATGCTTGGGGTTATCAGCCTTTAAAGTCAGCACATTATCCAAGAAAAGACTGTTTTTTAATATCCGCTTGACTGAAAGTGTTTTCCCATATACAATACTCACAACTCCTGACGCGCTTTCCCACAAACCTTCTTCTATTTTGCGAGCAAGAATTTTAGCTCCGTCCGGTATAGTTGGCTCCATGCTGTCACCACGTACTTGAAAGACCATATAAGAATCATCAAGCACTTCACCTTCTTCCGGCATGACACCATAAGAATCAATTTCATAAGCTGTATTATATAAGCTTTCGACAAATGAAGCCGCAGCATCCATCGGAACATATTTTACTTTTACAAGAATATCTTGAAGATAAGGAGCTACTTTACTAATCGTAGAGTCTGATTGCATTCTTGCATTTTTCAGAGCATCCCTAATATCCTTCTCCGAAGGTTCTATTTGTCCTGATGGAGTCTTTGCAAACAAACCTTCTCCAGTATATAGCCATGCTCTGCTCACATCATACTTCTCACAAAAAGCATCAATTGTTTTTTTACTTGGCAACTGAATCCCTTTTTTTATACTGGTAAGGGTTGATTCACTGGATATAATATTGTCTTTCTTTAATTTATATCCACTCAAACCACAATATGAAATTGCTTGCAAAAACCTTTTTGAGAGATCACTCAATTTTTTATCGTCAACTTCTTGCATACTTCATAAATTAAGTAGTATATTTGCATCCGTAATAGTAGCAGTATTACCACATAAATTGATTAAACATCCTACTTGGAGTTTATATATAGAAATCCGTAAATAGCTGCTACCTATTTGCGGATTTTCTTTTTCTCCACATTGTGTAATCGGCGGTAGGCCGCATAGCGGAGAGACAGAGGGTTACACTCTTACAACTCAATACTGCGAAGGGCGTGCGATATTGAGAGGCAAACGAAACCGGGATGCCTGCACAGCTACAAGTAAGCGAAAAATCCGGGAAGTCGGGTAACTTGTTAATGCCCGGCCAGCTAAGAACGGCGTACTTATACGAACGAGACATTTCTTATGCTGCATATAGCAAAAACGGGAAACCGTCTAAGGGCTAACTATGCAGCAATCCAGCACCTTACCGAATGAGATCGTCTTTTACTTCTTCAATTATTACAATACTAATAGAACGACATTACTTTTTTTTTCAGAAAGCTTTCTTTTTACGCAAACCTCACTTGTATAACATTTTATAAACCAACAACTTACATTAAAACATGTTTTATAACATACGAAATACTACAAATTTTAAGAAGTATTTTATTGTACTTCTGAAAATATGAAGTATATTTGCAACGTCAAACAAACAAAGAGTGTAAGTTTGAACAACAAGAAAGCTGGCGACTTCAAAAGCCACTTACTACATATCTCATTGGCAAATGTAGTTGTTAGCTTTCTTTTATGCAAATTTTTTGTGGAAAATTTAAGTATAAAATAGAAAATAATATGAAAGTAACAAAGAAAGATATTCTAAGCATTAAAGCTGGTTCTTCCAAAGTAATGCAGCTGGATTCTTACAAGGATTGCGTCAATGCAAGAAGCTACGCCTATCAATTAGCTTTTACTGATCCCCGTGAAGACGTTGAAAGATATTCAATATCCATCGACAAAGATAAAAATCAGATAACCATCGAAGCGATAAAGAAATGAACCGTTCAGATGCCAAAATGATTGCAGAAGAACTGCACAAGTTTATTCGCAATGATGTGAGAAAGGCTGTAACTGAAATGGCGACTGCTGAAACCGAAGAGTATTTGAATGCCAAACAAGCTGCTGTATTTCTCGGATGGAAGTTGCAAACCTTATACAATCGAATACATGATATTCCTCACACCAAAAATGGCAAGAGTCTCATTTTTACCAAATCAGCTTTGAGAAAATTCATGGAAAGAAAATAATCCCGGACGGATTTGGCCGTCTTTCCGGGAACTAACAAAACGTTCTTTGACATATTGTATAGTCTGAACAAATAAAGACTTAAAACAAGGTTTACTGCTTATCTAAAGGGCGAAATAGACCGACAAAGTAGCCAAAGCGGATTAGTGAAAAGAGTGTGAATACGGACTGCCAATAAGAAGATGCAGCACACGAATCACTAAGTTATCAAAAACAACTTATATTATGACAAAGTAAACGTAGGGCGTTTATAAATACATTCTTAACTGAATAGATACTTTAAATGATATATATACCCGTGCTTCGCAAGAAGCGGTCACCGCTAAAAAGCTACGGCCAACAATCCATCGGAACGCGGACGGGAACACATTTTAAATGCTAAAAGTATGAAAGGATTTACAGAAATGACCGATCAAGAGATTCTTGCGTTAACGGAGGAAGATGTACAGAAATTGATTAAACTCCGCATGATGGAGGAAGGTATCAAAATCATGGATAAACCCAAAATTCCCGAATTATTTGAAATTGAGCCTGCTGATATTCAGTACTTCTCAATTCCGCTTTTGGATGGTTTTGCGTTTACTGACATTAATGAAGCGACTAAGGTTGCTGAAATTCTGAAAAGCGCGAAGTCATTGCGAAAGGTTGATTACGATTGGAATAAACTTGGGAGTGATTACAAGTTCCTTAAAAAGAGTGAGAAATACAAGTTTAATGGGAACTCTGATTTTGACATCATTTCAGGATGGGCTTATTCGGATGAACTATATGCTAAGATTTCAAACTTTGCCGCACAGAACAAGGTTATGAAAGAACAAGCAGCAAAAGACCAAAAGGAATATGACGAAAAGATGCAAGAAGCGTCCGGCATCATCTCGGAGATAAGCGGATGGGTTAAGGAGGTCAAAGTTAAGTATGAGCGATTGAATAGGCTTACTTACAAATTCGCTACTGACTATTATCCCCTTTCCGATCACAATGAGGATATGGCAATGAAATTTATGGCTAAAGCCTATTCTTTTACAGATAAAGAAAAAGAATACATATTACAGAATTACAAAGAATTACTATCCACAAGTGATGAATAAGTTTTTTAGTTAGTTATTGGCTCCTTGCTTGCGAAAGTAGGGAGTTTTTTGTAAAACTCCAAATTCATTATATGAGTAATATAGAAGATACAATTTACGATCTGCCAAATGAAGAATACCACCGTGGAGAAAGATTCAAAGATTTCCTAAGTAGTACGCAGATTAAAGATTATATGGTGTCCCCAAAGTTTGCCCGATACAAGGCATTGCACCCAGAATTATTTGAGATAAGTATTGAAGCCTCTGAAAAAGGTTCACTGTACCATGATGCAATGGAAAGCCTTGTTAATACTGGAAAACTTGACAAGTGGCGAAACAACCTTCTTGTATTTGAGCCGCCTATAAATCCTAAAACCGGCTGTCCGTATGGACGAGACACCCAAAAATATCAGATTGCACTAATAGAGTCCAAAGAATCAAATCCCGGTAAAACATTGACAAGCACAACCGATATACAATTGGTTGAAACAATGGTTTATGAGCTTCTTAATAATTGCCGGGACACCTCCAAACAGATCAGGCAGATATTAAAATGGGGAAAAGCCGAAGTCAGCCATTTCGTTGAATACGAAGGATGCAAGTTCAAATATCGCCCTGATGTGGAAACGGCCAAGAAAATTGTCGACTGGAAAACATTGGCGGTTGATGATCTTCATGAAGAAACAGTTAACCGGACTATTGCCAAATTTCATTACGGTATTTCGGCAGCCTTCTACCAGTTTTTTGAACATGAACGTACTGGAGTATGGAAGGAGTTCTACTGGGTTATGCAACAAAAGACAGCTCCCTATGACGCAGTATTTGTCAGTGCAGCTAACTGGGCTTTCCATTTGGAAGACGGAATTGTGAAAATGGGTGCAAGTGCATTGGCATTCAAGAAATTGTTAGACCAGCATGTTTACTGTACACAAAACAATGATTTTGACGGTGCACAGATATTTATTCAGCCGGGATTCAAAGGGCGAAGAATAATGGTGCCGGACACACCTGCATTTGAAAAGAACAAGATGTTTAACTTTTATAATAATCAAGAGCAATGAGTAAAACAGAGAATCAATCCCCCCAACAAGGGAACTTGGGAATGGAACAACACAATGCTCCTTCACCAACAAAAACAGAACCGGTCTCCCCAACACCTTCCACACCACAACCGCCCGTTCCTTCTGCCCCACCAGCCTTTCCAGTACAACTGAAAGGATTGGAAAGTTGTTTTATCTCCCCTAAAAAGGCATTTATAGCAGCTGGTGGCACAGAACAGCAATTTGCCCGTGAAGTCAATTTCGCTATGCAGGCAATGTTGAATAATCCTTATTTGATTGACTGTGCCCGGCAATATCCCGATCATCTTGTCGAAGCAATCAAAAACGTTTCTCTTACCGGTCTGACACTCAATCCTGAACTAAGATTGGGGTATCTTGTACCATACAAAGGCAAAGTGAAGTTCCAAGCTTCATATATGGGGAAAGTTGATATTTTGATCCGCACCGGCGTTGTAAAAGA